ATCAGAAACTGTAATACTACTTAAAAGAAGTGGATCAGATTCTCTGTATCCATCTCCTACTATACTTACGTTGGCAAAAGTATAATTTTTACCTTCAGAATCAATAACCATTGACAAAATTTCACCACTAGAGTAAAATTGTTGTTTAAGAGAGTTGATAACAGGCATGTATGATTCTGTTAAAAATTTGTTTCGCAGAGCAATTGGAATAGTGTACAAATACTTCCACATATAACCATCAGGCATAATAACTGGATCAACAACAGTACCGATAGGTTTGTATGTAGATTCAGCACCCTGATTATTATCAAGACATTTGTAAACATGGAATTCATCTGTTAGGACGAACATGTTAGCAGATTCAATAAGTTGTGTACCTGAAGCACCACGAGCAATTACTGCTTCAGCTTGAGCACCTTCACCACCACCGCCTGTGATAGTAAGAGTTGGAACTGAAGTATATCCACGCCCACTACTTGTTAATGTTATTGCAACAACCGCACCTTCAACAATAGTAGCGACAGCGGTAGCACCAGTGCCACCACCGCCACTAATAGTAATCGTAGGAGGATCTGCATAACCAAAACCACCAGAAATGATATTAATACCACGAAGTTCATCGCTGTATGAGTCATCAAATTGATCATACACGACACTTGATAGCCAATCAACACGTGGTATTACAAATGCCACATCTGTTGATTTAACCTGCTTCATAGTGATAATTTCATTACGAGTGTCTAGTTCGTACTTAAAAGAATCAACTGGAGTAGGTGGTTCACGCTCATCTTCCCAAGCAAGTGTCTTACCCAAAAAGTAATAGTATGTTGAGAAATTTGACTGAATCTCTTTATACAAACCCTCTGCGATAGAGTTATGTAATGGAGATTTCAGTAATGATGATGATGTCGCCATATCCAGTTAGCCCTGTAATTTATATTAAGATACTGTTACAACCCAAGTAATAGCAATTGAGTCGCCTGCAGCCTTGTTCACAACTGGGAAAGTTGTACGGCAAAGCATTGTACCAGAAGAAGATGCGTTTAGAACTGCAGCTTCAGTGATAGCACCAGTACCAGTACCAGCAGGGAAAGTAGCAGTGTATGTTACTTCATTACCTGATGCAGTACCAGAAGATAGGGCAACACGACCAGCTTCTGTAGTTAGAGCAGTATCACCAACTGCTGGAGTATCAGTACCAGTACCAATTGCCATGTGGCTCATGATAGAGGAAGACGTACCAACAATACGTGATGCGATATAGTTCTTACCAGCGGTAACAACCAAGTTTGTAGTTTCGAAGGACTCTTTTACAGCACCTTCAGGATCAATAACCGATACGGTTAAGCGACCCTTTACTTTTAGATTTTCTTGCAGATCCATAATGTTCTCCTTTAGATCGTTTGATAATTATCAGACACGTAGATTCCATTATCGTTGAGGAAGAAACCTGCCTCACCGTATGGGTTTTTATTAACGAAGCCACTTTCAGTGAAAGTAACCTCATCATTCGCACCTTCTTCAATAATCATAGTGAATTGTAATGCAGGTGTCGTTCTATTTAGGTCATTTTCGTCAGCTGCATCTGTGTCTGACATACCTGTATAAGAGGTAGCCAATTCTTTTTCAGAGTCGATAACAGAAAGACCGAATCGAGCCAAACCACCAGCCATGGTTGTCTCGGCATTTTCAGTAACCACTTGACTATCAGTTAGTGGTTTAGAAAGTTCAAATGTATCATCGTCAGTTACAGTAATCGTTTCATCATCTACTGAACCATCATAATCAAGTGACGTAGAATTGATAGATTTACTTGTTAACAGCGAAACAGAATCAGTTTCAGCAACAGCTGATGATTCAAACACATCCATAGTCAACGCAAATGTATGCGCTTCTGAAATAACTGGTGTATCGTCTAGTCTCTTTTCCATATTTATGATGGATAGACCGAAACGAGATGAACCATCTGCCATAGTTGTTTCTGGGAATTCAGTAGCACCACTATAAATTGTTGAAAGAGATTTAGAGAAATCTTTTGTATTATCTGTAGTCCCAGAAAGACTTCCAGATGTAGTCAAATCTCTATTGACCATAGTAATACTATTGTCACTAATACCAATGCCCATATCTTTTATTAGAGCATTTGTAGCATTGTCCAACATGGTAACACTGTGATCAGCTACATTTTCATCATAATCAGGTTCACCATTAAATAATGCTTTCGCCAGCGAGTAATCTGGATTTGTTCTTGTTGTTCCAGAACCAGCAGTATCAACAAGGAAGAATGTATTATCATCATCTCCTGGACTTAATCCAAGGTATGGAGCATAAAGTGGGGTGTCATTTACATATTTCTGAATACCAGAAAGTGATGTTAATTGACCACCAAAAGCAGTATCTAATTGAGCACCAAGATCAAATACTTGATTCTCAGTAGAAATAACTTCATCTTGAGCAGTGATAGTAAGAATTTTAATAAGAGATTCAAGTTGTAGTGAAACATCAAATTCATTACGAATATCATACTCACCAAACAATGCCATACCAGCAGGGTGAATCAAAGTCTTAATGGCTGATTGATATGACTCTAAAGTTTCATCAATTTTGATTAGATAAGAGAATGCCTGATAATAACGTGAATCTTGAATAAAGATAGCATCATCAAGGAAGCCATCGTTGTTAATATAATATCCAGGATAGTTGGCGATAGCACCAAGACCAACTTTAATAATCGCCGGTGTTTCAGTAGAAACTTGTGCATCAATAGTTGTAATACCAAACTCACGCTGGACTTCACCAGCATAAGTACCATCCCATGCTGGACCACCAGCTTCTGTAGTATCAACATATGTTTGGTAGTTAACAGTACCAGTTTCAGAAAAACCTTCCATACGATCTGTAATTCGTATTTCATTTAGAACACGAAGAACTGAAGTTCCTGCTAATTGTTCTAAGGTTTGTCCTGCTTTTGGAATGAGAGTAGATGTAAATTCAGTAGAATAACCAATACCATACTTAATAAATTCAGCAGCATTAATACCACCATTAGCATCTACATCTTTAATTTTAAGAATAGTACCATAACCATCAAAGTTACGAATATTATAAAGTTCACCAATCTTAAATCCAGTACCCTTCTGCTCAACTCTAAGAGAAGCAGTAGTTGCTAGAATATCACCAGAAAAATAAGAACCAGTAGTATCATCACGATATCGAAGTCGATCACCAATATTAATATCACCAAAGAACCGTCTATCTAAGATAAGTTCATAAACAGTTTCAGATACTTTAATAGCACGTTCAACTTCAACTTCAACATATTGGCGTCTATCAACTAGAACACGAATAATACGATTTGGTGTGATAACATCAACAAGTTTACCAACAATTAGATCTGTATTACCTTCAGTAACATTAACAAACACAGAAATGTCTTGATTCCATTTACCATCAGAAGCACGAAGCATCTGTTTAGATGGATAATCAAGTGTTACGTTTTTACCAAAAAGGATTTTGAATAATAGATCGTAAGATGCTTCAGAACCTTTAGAGAGATATAAATCTTTAATGTGTTTTAGAAGAAACTTTTCATCAATATTAGAGTATGGTAAATTTTGCGCTAGTTCGTTTTTGAAATGAACAATAAAACTATCTAAGGTATTATCAAGATCCCTTAGATTTACTAGATTCTTTTCGTTTTGTTCGAGGTATCGGTAATACGCTTCAAGAAACGCAACAAACGCAGGTTGTTCGTTTCTAATATGCTCAGGTAGCTGTGACGCTACAAGGCTCGATACCTTTGGACGGACTAATGCCATTCTTATGACCTACTTGATGCGTGTTGGTAATTAAATCCTGCACGGAGATCACCCTGTGCTGTTCTGTCAGGAATTGCAGTCACTGTCAAGTGATCACGAGCAATTTCTGCGATCTGTTCTAGTGCTGAAACAACATCATATGACAATGGTGTGATTTGGAATTCAAAGTCAATATCAGCTAGTGCAGTAATATGAAGGTTTCGGATATCAACATAACCAGCACCATAGTCAATAGTTCCAATTGCTTCATTTACGATAATTTCTTGAGAGTTAGCACCCAAGCGATATAATTTTAGTTTACCCAGACCATCACATTTTAGATAGTGAATCTCATTTGATCCAGCAATATAGAAACCAGTAGATGATACAGTACCACCTCCAGGTTTTGCGTGAATTGGGTTAATAATATTCAACACATACTGAGCAGAAGTATTATATCGTGGAGAAATAAATCTACGAATATTTACTGTCATGTTAGTGTTTTGAATAGATGGTTCACTTCGATCAACAAGACCAGTTAGTTTTGATGCACGGAATACACCATCAAATACTTGTAGATTATTATCATCATAATCGTAAATAGTTTGCGTAACGATATCTTCAATTTCAGTAGCAGTTCGTGTTGTTAGATTTGGGTTGTAGTAAACAGTAACATTAAGTGCTAGTTTTAAGTATTGTGGATCAATAATTTCTGGGGTAACAGAAACAACTGAACGCTTATTCAAAATTGTATTAGTAATTTCTGCCTTTTCAACATTTGTCAACTTAGAAGCAGTATATGGACGAACACAAATATAAACCTTACCGTATTGTGGTGGGCTATTATCTTCACCACCCCAAACCTGAACAGATCTGGCTTCAGCAAAGTTCTTTAGAATTAGAGATTTATAATCATCAGTGGTAACAGCACGGTTTTGAGAAGCATAATACTTTGGAGCATTCAAACGAACAGAATCACGTGTTTCTTTTTCACGACCACCAGATGCTTTTGATGTTGTATTGATTGAAACAGTAGCACCTGTTAAAATATTAGATCCTTCGTATGAGAAGAAACGAGCACCGTTTGGGGCATCAAGATCTGACACAAAATATTCTAAGATAACAATGTTACCTTCTAGTAACTGCCGACCAACAATCCCATCACCAAAGTAAATTTCGTAAACACCACCTTCATTTTCTTTAACAAAGTATACTTTACTTTCTGCTGATAGGTCAACAATTGATTCATGGCGAGTGAATGTTTCAGTAAATGAAGAAGAAGCATTTTCTTGAACACGAACAGTAAGGGTATCAAGATCAACGTTTGAGTTTGGAATAATAAATTTGGCAGCACCATTTTTAGTAAATTGGTTTGTTACTGGTGTACCTTGTGTTAATGTAACAGCTTCAAAAGTGTAGTTTAGATTATCAGTTGTGGTAGCAGAAACTGTACCACGATTATAGAAATTGTAATTTTTACCATCAATCTTAGTGGCAAAGCGAGAATTTTTAGGAATAGAAACAACTGCTGGACCAGCAGAAGGAGAAACAACTGTAATGTCAGCAGTAGCGGTAGCACATGAAGCAGAACGAGCAGTATAACCCAACATCTTAGCGATAGAAATAATACTATCACGCTTAGACGCAGAGTCCAAGAACATTTCGTTTAGGGTAAGGTTTTGATAAAGAGCATTATAGTGAGTGTTGTATGCTAGAACGTCCAGCATAGTAGAAAGAACAGAACCTTCGAAATCATAATCCTGAAGTTCATCTTGTCCTGATAGGAATGATTTTAGGTTTGCTTTGATTCCATCAAAGTCAAGTGCCTCTACATTAATCTTTTTATTCTGTAATTGTGCCATTTATCGTGTTCTCTCTAGGACTAGCGTAACCTGTTTTGGTTGTGTAGTGTTTACGATCGCATATGTTATAGTAACTGAATAAGCATTATTATCTGATTGATCTATAACATCTACTCCAAGAAGATTTACTCTAGGTTCAAAGTTATTTATAACGTTTTCTATACTTTTCTGCAACTTAACTGCAGTCATAGGGTTAGCGAGTTCAAAAAGTAACGCTCTAACCTGTGATCCAATTTCACTATGAAATGGACGTTCGAAGTTGCGTGTAAGAATTAGATTACGCAAACTCTGATTGATTGCGTTCTCATTTAGTTTGCGTGACATGTCTCCTGTCACTGGGTGAGCAGTGAATCCAAGATCTATATCTGAAAATACACGTTGATTAGTCGCCATACTCTTATTTATCCTACCCAAAAAAGGTCTTGGATGCTCCCTGACCCATTGCATCGCCACAGCTAATTGAATCACCAATTCTGGCTGCAGCTTTTCCTTCTATTGTTGTCTTACTAGAACCACTACTTATTTTTCTTCCACTATGAACGGTATTTCCACACGCATGTGGAGGATGAGTCGAATCAACCATTGCTGCAGCTGGTCCTTCCACCGTAGTTTTACTCGCAACCGCACCATTAACAGCTGTTGGAGGAAAACATCCATGCCCTGTGCTCTTATCTCCGAGTCTACATTGTGCTGGCATTATCTTCCCACCCTAGTTTCTGCGATAGCATTTAATAAAGCAGTTTTTCCTGAATCCCAGTTAAATACACTTATTATAGTATAGTTCTGTGTGACGACTGTCCCCAGATCACCAGTAGCAGTCACCGTATAAACATTAGAATGTTCTTGTTCACTCGGAGCAGTATAACTACAAATTTCGTATGCTCCTTCAATATTATCAAAACTATCAACGGTAACATATGTCTCATCTTGCTTCATAAACAAGACTGTAAGACCACCATGTAATGATCCAGTGTAAGCACCAGAAATAGAAGATCCAGTAGTAACACCAGCATCAGGTTCAGCAGCAGTTATTCCTGTGATGCTGAATGTCTCTAATCCATCAGGATCTGTATATGAAAAACTCTGACTAAAATTTGTATTAATGTCAATTTCTAGTACAGGTTCTGCTGGATCTGGTGACCACGACATACTTTACCTATTCTTTGGTGGGATTCGAGTAATCAAGTGGAATCCCTGTCCATATGTTGTATCGTTTACCATAGTAAATGCTTGTCCACGATTACCCTCTGCTTTACAAGAGATGTGAATCCAAACTGATTGTGGATGTCTGTATTCAAGGATCAGCTGATCATAAGGAACAGTACGAGCGATTTCTTGGACGAGTTCGTAAGTAGCATTGGCTTTTTCAGACAATGGTGATTTAATCAAACCAAGATCGAATGCTTGCCCTTTGTTGTGTTGTGAGCGACCAGTTCCCTGACGATAACCAGAATTAACCTTCCAAAGATTACCATATCCACCCATACCTTCTGGTAGAATGTTTTGAGCAATCAATGGTTCAATTACGTTTTCAAGAACAATACAAAGATTAGAGATAATCTGTTGTTTAGTCAAACCAACTTGATCTCGTAGTCTGTGACCACCAGTAGGATCGTAACACATACCAAAGTTGAAGTTCTGTGACATACGGAAGTCATCAGTAAATCGTTCTGTGCCTTCTACAACGCTAGTGTCAACTTCACGAACAGTTTGGTTTGGAGTAGCAGCAGCAACGTTTTCTTCTTGAACGATTAGTTGATCTGCATTTGGATCACCAGTCTCACGACGAAGTGCTTCTGATTCTTGACGACCACGTGGTGTTGACCACTCTTCTGGTGTTTCATGTTCTTCTTCAAAGGTAGCTGGAGGAGGATCTAATTGATCTTTATTTCCATTCAATGGTGGTTCAAGTTGTGGAGCATAAAGTGGAACAAATGGTGAATTTTCACGACCAGTTTCTTCATCCACATCTTCAGGATCACCCCAAACTTTTTCGTTGACATCTTCATCAATTGGTTCACCTGCATCGGTCTCATCAGCAAAGATACTTGTTTCACCTTGTGATGGTCGAGCAACCTTTGCTTGATTCTGAAGAGCATCAGTTGCAGCTGCAGCACCTTCACCAAAGTGACCAGTACTATATTCAACATCAAGTACACCGCCTGATAGAATATCCATCTTACCTTCAGACTCGATATTAGCAGTAACACCTTTGATATGTAAAGCACCGACTGATTTAAGTTTTGTCTCAGCACCACCATAGATGTCAAGATTTGCTCCTGTCTCAAGGAACATATTTGTATCACCTTTGATGTTAACATCTCCAAGTGCTTGAGCATTTAGAGTAGTCGTTCTGATATTGGTTGCTAAATCAGTATTGATTGTTAGATTGTTTGAATCAATGGTAAAGTCTTTTTCGACTTTCATAGTCATGTTTCCACCAACAACCCAATTCACATCATTGGTAACACCCATGTTTACGTTGTTACCTACTTGAATGTTTGCGTCAGCAGCAACTTCTATATTAGCATTAGTGCGAGCAAAGATATTAGTATCACCGTCAACAGTAATGTTACACTGTCCAGCAATGTGGACATTACCATTATTCTCAACAATAGTGAAGTTATCACCAACAATATAGTTAATTTGAGTTCCATTTGGATCGATATCCGTATAAGTTCCTGCCCTATGGTAGCGACTGATTCGCTCAAATCCTGGAGTATCATCAAACTCTTCAATATGACCAGATTCTGTTTCACGAACGTGGTTGTAAGGATATCTTGGACCATATGTTGTGAATGGCTGATTCCAAGCACCCAATCCTAGTGGACGTGGAATGTCTGTATGTCGAGTTGCTTCTTTGTTTGTATAGTTTGTGCCAAGACGTTCACCACGTGCATTACGGTTTGTGTGATTCTCATCCTGCATTTCCTCAATAGGATATTTGCTGTTTGGATCACGGAAACCAAGATTCTGCGCACCACGACTTGCTTGTGCTTGACTTGATTGTGGTCTACCATTCCATGGTTCAGCTGATGGTGGACTATATGGAGTTCCTGCTGAACGAGGAATCGTTCCAGAAGCAGCAGCACCATAAAAATATTCATAGTAATCTTGTTTTAGACGAGCAATGTCAGGAGAGTTATAACCAACAGCACGTTTTGCTGCAAAGAAATAATCTGGATGTGCTGAAGGAGATACGTCTCGTGAAACTCGATCTTTGAAATATAAAGCAGCAACAAGAGCAGAAACTTTAATATCAGTATTCAGTGTGTCAGGATTGTTGACAATGTCAATGCCAACACCTGCTTCTTCAGCAAGACGTTGGTAGCGTTCATAGTTGGCACGTCCAGTTAGCTGAATGAAACCACGACCATAAAACTTACCACCATCTTCATCAGTTCGGTTGCCAAGAAAGTTAGCACCACGTTGAGTTGGACCATATGCCCAATTGAAAAATTCAGTTCTTGAAATATTTTTACTTGGTGCTCTTGAATATGTCTCTGCATCGGAAGCAGAAGCGAATTTATAAATCTCACGAATACGAGATAGTGAATAATTGTATGCCTCTTCTTGAGGAATCCAACGAGACTCACCACCGCAAATACCTAACAAAGCACACTTCTGTTCCTTTGTAGTCAAACCAACTTCATCTGCTGCTTGAAGCAATGCATTGATACCGTAAGATGCCTTACCAGTATCAGAAGTAGAGGATGGTGGTGGAACAGTAGGAATCTGTCGATTAGTAGTACTGTCTGCTGGAGTAATCTCAGTAGGTTCGGAACGAACTGGATTACCGCTAGAAGTCGTTACAGGATTACCAGAACTATCAGTTAGAAATTGTTGTGCTTGAGTTTCACGAACTGCGTCTAAGTTTGTAGGTGGTTCGCCAAAATTTAAGAAATCACCATCAAGTTCACCAACAGTAGGTTGACTTAATGTGATAGTGTTTCCAGTGATAGCAGTAACAAGAGTTCCATCTTGAATACCTGCACCAAAGATTTGCATGTTTGGTCGCAGAGTCTGAGTAAGATCTTGGTTTCCATCAACAGTAATAGTTGTACTGCCTGAAGGAACATTTGGAACTGTGGTTAATTCAATATCTTCTGCTGCGATTGGACGAGTTCTGGTATCAACATTAATATCTTCTTGTGATAATGGAACACCTGAACGACCACCAATCGTACCAAGCATAATTGGTTGTTGTTTCCAGTAGTCGGCAAACATCACCATAACAGATGTTCCTTCGACTGGACCAACTGGTGCTGAACCGATACCGTTCATTGCTGCAGATGTAATTGGAGTTATTGGAAGTGCCCATGGCAAATCTTCAATTGGTAGCAATGAAGTATCGTGTGTATGTAATCCTACAATACGAACTTTACAACGACCAAGTGCTTCTGGATCTTGACGATCCTCAACTACACCAACCCAAAAACTATTATTCACGCTCATTACTGTACTCCTGATCTTGCAGCATCTTCTTGTGCTGCTTCATCTAGACCTGATCTTGCTTCGTCTGATGCGTTATCCGCAGACATCTGCAATGAATCAGAAATCAATTCCATTGTGCATTCATGCTGTTCTTTGTTAATATAATGATTGATTGATGCGACAATATAATTGCCTGACCAACGCTTATCAAAGTAATCTGTATCTGATGGATCCAGTGGGCTGATCAGCGGTAGTGTCACCTCGACTTTCATACCTGCTGTGTAATCAACTCTTCCTGGAACTGTGATATTCAAAACGTTTGTTTGTGCCATTGCCAACAATGCTTTTCTTCGTTGAATACGATCGTAGTTACTGGTGTCGCCATTGTTATCAGTGAAGTCATCAAAAATATTACTGATTTTGATATAAGTCATTTGAGCAGCAGCATTACGATTAACACCACCACGTGGCATGGCTGGATATGGGTTTAGAGTTTTGATTGTATTGTTGTCAAACTCTTCGTAGATATTAAAATCTTTTACAGTGTATTTCTTTGTGAACAAATCATAACTGTATTGTCTGCTTCCAAAGAAACCAGACTTCAGACGAGTAATATAATCATACCCTACTTCAATCCCCATGTCAAGGATTCTTTTATAATCTTCATTTGGATTTTTAGCGTCTGCACCAGAACCTAATTCATCACGAGTGTAATTATCTTTTGAAAATGATTGGTAAGGATCACCTGCATCATACATGGCTTCAAGTGTAACAAAGTTAAATCCATCTCTGTTTTCAAATAACATATATGGAGCATTGTCTTTGTTTACTGCCTGCATGGTAAGATATTGAAGATTCTCAACAGGAGTCCACATGTTTGAAACGTAGGTATGATTCTTCACAACTGGTTCAACGGTAACACTCTTAGAAGTTTCAAGACCACTTTCTTGATCTTCTAAAATTTCTCTAACGATATCACCAATGTTGCCATTGTAACGCTTTGAAACTTTCTTATTAAGACCAACCAAACCTTCAAGTGACATAAAGTGTAGCTGATATGCTACAGATTTATCACCGAGTATTTCTCGATCAGTCATTTTGTATAACATGTAGGTAGCATCAAACTTACCAAAGTCACCAAGTCCTGGAGTTCTAATTTCAAAACGAATAAACTCCTGTCCAGTTAATGGAAACAGGTTAGCAAAGTCAAGCGACTCTTTGATTACAACATTCCCATCTATGAAAGGTTTGTGTATACTTTCATAAATTGAAATAGCTTGCACCTGTGCAGTAACTTCTTGACTAAATCCTGCTGGAGTGAAGATTGTAATTTTATCAACCTTGACTTCGCCAGCGAACTTTAATTTATCGTCATCTAACGCCATATTTTATTACATCTCGTTTTTGAAGTCTTTTAGAATTTTAGCAATCAACTCTGGTGCTGGTATTTTTATCCTACGTTTTGATTCGTTTAATTTATCTTCATATTGGCGATTTGAAACTGTCGTTGCTCCAACATAACTAGAATCCACTTGAACACCATTCTCATCTTCGTAGTGATGAATACCATCTGGATCATCATACTTAGAAGCCATATAATCTTCAAGAGCAAGATATGTTAATGGGAAATCTGAACGGTAATCAAACCTATCATTGGCTAACATGATAACCCAATGGTACTGAGAACTTCCATAAAATTTCTCAGCAATTATTTCAGGTGTTTCACCTTCTTTGATATCATACTCATCGTAAATAGAAATATTTGAAAGGACATCCCTGCGGAAACGAACATTAGCAGTAATATCTGTTACACGCTTAATTGTTCTTTTGTCTTTGTCTAGTACTGCGTCATAATCAAACTCAAAATCATATAACATCTTAGGGAATCGTTTGAAATAAATATCAGCCATAAATTAGTACCCCTTTTCGATCTTCTCTTTGGTGAGAAGAGCAAGTTCTCTAAATGATAGAACTAAGTTAATTTGAACAGGCATACCAGTAGCATCATCAAAGGTAGCAAAGTTGCCGTTTGGTGTATAGTTGACTGCCATATCAGT